AAAAGAAAATGTGTCAGAATCTGACACATTTAAAGAGACACCAAAATCAGTAAAAGAAAATGTGTCAGAATCTAGCACATTTGAAGAAGCCCCAAAATTGATAAAAGAAAATGTGTCAGAATCTGACACATTTAAAGAGACACCAAAATCAGTAAAAGAAAATGTGTCAGAATCTAGCACATTTGAAGAAGCCCCAGAATTGATAAAAGAAAATGTGTCAGAATCTGACACATCTGAAGAAGCACCGAAAATAGTAAAAGAAAATGTGTCAGAATCTGACACATCTGAAATATATATGGCAGTAGAGAAACGGCAACTTAGAGGCGGATATGAATTAGATATGATTGATGAGCTGGTTTTGCAATTTGAATCTTATTTGCAAATTGCAAAGCCAGAAAAAATGGACTATCATGTGGCAAAATATAGTTGTTTGTTAGATGCATTGTATCTGCTCAAAGAGAGAATGGCATCAGAAGAACAGCAGAAAGGAGTAAAAGTATGACTTATGCAGAGTTGAAAATAAATACACAAATAAAGTTAAAACAAAAACCAGACGAAGCGAGAATGCCAGTTCGGGCGACAAAATATACTGTGGTGGCGAAATATCCACATATGTGTATCGTGGAAGATTCCAAGGGCAGACGAAGAGGCGTAGCAGTCGGTGAATTGATAATGAATAAGGTTATCACACAGGAACCGTGTTTTGAGGCAATGAGAAAAGAGTGCGCGAAGGATAAAACATCTTCAGCGTGGCATAAACGAGAAACAAAATGTCCGGCTGAGTATGCTCCATAAGGGGAAGAAAGAATTGTAATGTTGTGGAGTCTAAATAAGAAGAATAGAAAGAGAGGAAAGCTTAGAATGACCAATATTGAGTATATGCGGCAGAAAATTGTTGAAACGGTGATGGGATTAGATGAAATGGAGCTGTTACAAGTTGCTGATGATACAGAGATGAGCTTGAAAGAGACAGAAGGAGTATTTAACTGCCTTATCTGTGAAAAGGAATATGGGGAATGTGGCAGCAGCCCTTGTACGAATAAGCATTGTAGCAGATTCCTAGATTGGTGTGTAAAAGAGCATGTTGGTTAAAACTCGAATAATCGAGAAAATAAGAATTTAATCAGCTAAACTGAAATTTGAGGGGAAAATTATATGGCAGACATAAGGATTAAGATTATATATCGTGATGGAACAGAGGAAGAACACTACATTGATAGTTATAAAGTGCAAGATGGATGTCTTTGCACTTATATTAGATTTGGAAGAAATAGTGGAACGAGACATATTCCGCTAGACTTAATAAAAGAATACACAACATCTTAAAAAGGCAGCAGTGCTATAAGGGGAATAAAAATGGTAGATAAACTTTATCTGAAAAATTATTTGCGTAAACAAGAAGAATTAGAAGCAACACGAATCAGGTATTATTTATTATTAGATAAAGATGAACTTTCGTCTCCAGCGGGTAAAACAGATTTACCTGCTGGAAATGCTGCGTTTAGTGCAGTTGAAAGCGTAGTATGTAAAAAGGTTGCTGCGGAAGGAAAAATAAAAGAACTGAAAGAAGAATTGACAAAACAAAGTAAAGTTATAAATGCTATCTTGGAAAGATTAGAAAATCCATATGAAAAGCTGGTGATGCAGATGCGTTATGAAGATGGGCTTGAATGGGATGAGATAAGAGGAAAAATATTTGGAAGTAGAAAAGATTACGATGGGAATATCGAAAAGTATAATAATAAAGTCTTCAAGATACATGGAGCGGCATTAAAACATATAAAAGAATTGCAATCAGAAAAAAATAAAAAATAAATATGAAAAAGTTGTTGACATATCGTGCACGATATGATAATATATAATTGTAAGGAGGTGAAACACAGATGGGCAAAAAACGAAAGAAAAAGCAAAAAAAAGAGAACTTGCTCAAGCTCGTGACCGAACTGCTAATAGCCGTGGGAACGTTTTTAGCAGGGCTGGCAAGCTTAATACAAGTTCTAAGTGACTAAGGGAAAGGGGCGAAAGCCCCAGACCCTTAAATAAAGTATAGCACATCTGTAGAAATATGAAAATAAAATTTAACGAAATATTTTTAATTGCAGCATGGGTAATATTTATTGCATCAAAAAGAAATGCAATGTCAAGTATTATTCTAATGGCAGCAGGGTTATATGAATTATGTTATGTTGTTCCTAAACTAAGGAGGTGGATAAGAGATGCCCGTAGGAAATCCTAAAGCACAGTCGATTGCCACAAGAAAGTATGAGAAGAAAACAGGGTGGATTAGTAAATCCTATAAATTGAAAAAAGAAGTGGTTGAGGAATTTGCAAAAGCTTGTGAATTGAATGGCGAGAAACAGGCAACAGTACTTACCAGAATGATGAATGAGTATATTTCTGCTTTGAAAGATAGTAAAAGATGTACTAATTAGTCTAATAAAAGGGCAAAGAAAAAAATAAAAAAAGGCAGTAAAAGGCAGTAAATGGCATTGAAAAGCAGTAGTAAAGTGTGGTAATGTTATAATGTGATTTACAAACGAGGCAAGAAAAGCTACCCCATTTATGAGGTAGCTTTTTTATTTTATAATGGTGGTGAATTATTCTGATGGCAGCAGGGGTAATGAATATTGTAATCGATGGACTAGATAATGTGGTAGATGAATTGCAAGATATGCGTGACAGAAGCAAGAAGGTGGTGCAAAGAACAATTGCAGATTTTAAAACACGTGGTCCTTCATGGGTGGCAGGGGAAGTAGCAAAAGAATATAATATTAAAAAAGCAGACATCAATGAGGCAAAGGCAGGGATTCGAGGAAGAAGTAGTGTAAAAATACATGGAACAAAAATTGGGGATTTATCCATAATATACAGAGGGCGTGTATTGACGCCTACACATTTTGGTATGAAACCAACAATCCGTCCTAACAAGGGACCATATGTAGTTACAGCGCAAATCAAAAGAAAATCTGGAAGAAAGCCATTAGGAAGAAAAGTATTCTTAGGGACGCCTAGGAATGCTAAGGAAAATACGCCACAGCTTCCTTTTCAGAGAATGGACGCAAGATATCCAATTGAAGTAGTCAAAACAATTTCTGTACCTCAAATGGTAACGAACAATATAGTATCTAATAATATTCATGATCGGATAAATAAGGAATTATCCAAGCGGCTACAACATCATTTAGAACGTTTGAGTAAATAAAAATAAAAGGTACTGTGACGCCAAATTTTTCCCTTGTGGTGCTCGCGAGCCCAAAAATTGTCTAGCTATTGGAGAAAAAATGAATATCATTTCGTTACGCAAAGGGGGGCAGTAATGCCACAAATGGAATTTGAAGAGAATTACGTAGATGTAAAGTTCATAAAACGCGTGCTTGGCTTTGAATCTGTAAGACGTGTTCAGCAATTAACTCAAGATGGTGTGCTAAGTACCTGTGAGATACAAGTAGGTAGTCGAAAGGTAAAGCATTATGACTTGTGTCCAACAGTATTGGCATACATAAATCATTTAAAGGTAAGATCTACCAAAGTCTATACGGATAGGAAAGAACAAAAGACAATAGAGAAGATGCAGGCGGAGATTGATTATAAAAGTGCGAAAGCAAGAATGGCAGAGCTAGAGCTTGAAGAATTGGCAGGACATATGCACGCGGCTGAGGATGTTGAAAAAATGACGGCTGATTTGTGTTTAGCTGTTCGGTCAATGTTGTTGGCACTGCCTGGACAGCTTGCGGTTGATGTAGCTGCTGTCAATACAGCAGCAGAGGCACAGGTTGTAATCAAAGATGCTATATGTCACATTTTAGATGAGCTGTCCAAGTATGAATACGATCCCAAGGAATATAAACGAAGAGTATTGGAAAGGAAAGAATGGCAGGATGTCGGAGAAGAACCCGACGAGTAATTCAGAAGTAAGTAAGCTTAATAAGGTGATTAAAAAAGCGATTATTTACTTTAAACCACCAGAACAGCTTACAGTGACAGAATGGGCAGATAAGTATAGGTGGCTGTCAGCAGAAAATAGTGCTGAACCAGGAAGATGGAAAACGAGCAGGACTCCCTATCTAAAAGAAATTATGGATGCATTTACAGATACTAAGGTACATCATTTAGTAGTTGTGGCATCATCACAAGTTGGCAAAACGGAAATGGAATTAAATATGATGGGGTATGCAATAGATATTGATCCAGGTCCCATTATGTTTGTAGTGCCGAATACAAAGCCAATAGCGGAAGATTTTTCAAAGCGAAGAATAGCTCCCATGATCAGGGATACGAAATCGCTTCGAGATAAGGTTGCAGATGTAAAGAGTAGAGAGTCAAACAATACCATTTTTAATAAGTCCTATCCAGGTGGTATGCTTACTATTACTGGAGCTAATTCACCGTCAAACCTTGCATCAATCCCTTGTAGGTATGTGTTTGGAGATGAAAGAGACCGTTGGCCAAAGAGTGCAGGGACAGAAGGCGATCCGTGGAGACTGGTAGAAGCACGCACCAATACTTTTTACAATTATAAGATGGTTGAAGTGTCAACTCCAACAATAAAAGGGGCATCAAACATTGAAGATGCTTTTAATACTGGCACACAGGAACACTGGTGTGTGCAGTGTCCGCATTGTGGGGAATATTTCTTTATTACGTTCAATAATATTCGATATGAAACAAAGGTCAAAAAGGTAAATGGAAAGAAACAGTTTAAAATATCTGAAATAAATTGTGCTTGCCCGCATTGTGGATGTGCATCATCAGAGCAAGTTATTAGAAAACAGCCTAAGAAGTGGATTGCAGAGAATCCTGATGCATACGATAAGGGAGTGCGTTCGTTTTGGATTAATGCTTTTGCAAGCCCGTGGATGACATGGGAAAAGATTATCTTAAAATTTCTGGAAGCAGGTACAGACCCTGAAAAACTAAAAACAGTTTATAATACATTATTTGGACAGTTGTGGGAAGATCGGAGTTGTGAGACTGATGAAGCGCAGTTGCTGGCAAGAAGAGAATTGTATCATGCAGAATTGCCAGAAGGGGTTCTTTGTCTTACCTGTGGAGTTGATACCCAAGGGAACCGATTGGAATATGAGGTGGTTGGCTATGGATTTCATGAGGAAAACTGGGGAATTGAAAAAGGAATTATTATGGGCGATCCGGCTGAAAATGATACATGGGAACGGTTAGATGGAGTGATAGATCGTTCGTATTCCTTTGCAGATAGTAAAAAATTAAAGATTTCTGTAACATTCGTTGATAGTGGAGGAAATCGTACTCAAGAGGTATATGAACAGTGCAACAAGCGATTACACAAAAGAGTGTTTGCCATAAAAGGAAAAAGTGCTGATGGAATACCATATGTATCATTTCCCAAAAAAGTAAATATTCTAAAGGGAAAAGATAGAAAGGTTGTGGTGGGAACTGCATGGCTTTATACCTTAGGGGTTGATGCGGGAAAAGACCATATTATGTCAGGACTAGATGTGAAGGAGCCTGGAAGCAGGTATTCGCACTTCCCATTAAATGATAATCTTGGATATGATGAAAGTTACTTTGCCGGATTGTTATCAGAGAAGATGACATATGTAAATGGCAAGTGGAAATGGGAAATAATTCCTGGACATGAACGCAATGAAGCGTTGGACTGTAGGAATTATGCCAATGCAGCATTTAAGTCATTACGACCAAATCTTGATCGTATTTACAGAATGTTAAAAGATATCGTGCCAGAGGAAAAGCCCAAACCGAAGAAAAGATATAAGAGTCAAAAACAAAGACAGTCATTTGATGACGACTGGTAGGTGATATGCATGAAAAGGCTGACAAAATCGCAGATTGTAAGACGAATTGAAAAAATTAATGAGCGTTTGGAATCCTATTATGCTAAGGAAAAAGAACTGTTAGCAGCAGATGGGATACAAAGTTACACAATTGGTAGTAGATCGATATCGAGGTATCAATATAGCAACAACATTAAGGAACAAATTGAAAAACTTGAGGATGAACGTGATGAGCTTGAGAATTTGCTAAATGGTATCAGTCCGAGAAAAGCGATAGCAGTAGTGCCGCGTGACTGGTAGGAGGGAATATGGTACAGAATAGTTTGCACCTGTCTGGTGCGAAAGGATATGGACAAGCGGGAGCGAGTCATACGAGGAGGGCTCTGAAAGGGTTTAATCCTGTATCAGGAAGTCCACGCGAAGATATCGATAATAATAATTATACTTTGCGGCAGCGTGGGCGTATGCTTACAATGTCAGCTCCAATTGCGGCATCTGCAATAAAAACAAATCGCACAAATACGATTGGTTTAGGATTAAAACTAAATCCGAGACCAGACAGGGCTATTCTTGGACTTACATCAGAACAGGCAAAGGAGTGGGAGCGGGAAGTGAAAGCTGAGTTCAAGATGTGGGCGGAACATAAGCAGCGCTGCGATATTACAGGAGTAAATGATTTCTATATGATGCAGCAGTTATGTTTCTATTCATGGCTTGCAAGCGGAGATGTGTTTGTCGTGCGCCAGGAGGGGAAAACGCCAAATTGTCCATATACTTTAAAATTACAAGTAATAGAGGCAGACAGATGCAGCACCCCAGTGGATGGGTATGCATTTGCAATAGGAGTTACAGAAGGTAAAAATATGGATAATAACAATCGTATATATGATGGAGTGGAAGTGAATAAAGATGGTGCAGTAGTGGCATATTGGTTTCGCAATACATATCCATATCAGATTACATATGAAAAGACAGATTGGGTAAGAATTGAAGCTTATGGAGAGAAAACAGGGCTTCCAAATGTAATACATATTATGAATACGGAGCGACCAGAACAATACAGGGGCGTGACCTATCTGGCATCGATTATTGAACCCTTATTACAACTGAAAAGATATACAGAAGCAGAGATACAGGCAGCAGTGAACCAAGCGTTTTTTACTGCCTGTATTAAGACAACATCGCCAACGGGGGAGAATGGAATGCCTTTCGATGAAGTGGGTGATGGTCAAGATGCGGATGATCAGGTTAGCTACGATCCAAATGAGTATGAGATGGGTTCGGGAACTATGCTTATTTTAAATCCAGGGGAAAGTGTTGAAATGATTGAGACGAAGAGACCCTTTAACGGTTTTGAAGCATTTTTCAAGGCTATGTGTAAACAAATAGGTGCAGCGTTGGAAATTCCTGCCGAGTTGCTGATAAAGGAATTTACAGCGAGTTATTCTGCATCAAGGGCGGCATTACTAGAAGCGTGGAAAGCGTTTAAGATGTATCGAAATTGGTTTGCATCTTCTTTCTGTAAGCCAGTGTATGAGATATGGTTATCGGAAGCAATAGCGAGGGGACGGGTAAGTGCTCCAGGATTTTTTAGCGATCCGTTGGTACGGGAGGCGTGGCTGGGAAGTGAATGGATAGGACCATCACAGGGACAGCTCGATCCAGTTAAGGAAGTGAATGCAGAGATTCTTTCTATACAAAACGGTTTGACCACACATGAGACGGCAGCAGCAAAAATTAATGGTTCTGACTGGGATACGAATATAGACCAGTTGGAGATGGAATTTAGAAAAATAGATGAACTGGAAGACAAGCTGTCAAAACTGACAATGATAAAAGAGGAGGATGATAAAGAAGATGATTCAGATAATGATGAGGAATTATAGAAATGGTCCTGTGTCAATTCCATTCAAGATGTCACAAGATATGAAGCCCTATAATATTATTGACAATGATGATGAGGCAGAAGTTAATATGTATGGTGAGATTGTATCAGAAATACCTACTGATTGGTGGGGGGATAGGATAGAAGGAATGTACATTATTCTTGCTGATTTCCTCAATGACATGGAACAACTAAAAAATAAAGCAAAAGTTACATTCCATATCAATTCGCCAGGTGGGGAAGTTTTTGCAGGGGTATCAATATATAACCGAATGCGAGAATTTAAAGGAATTGTTGCTACTGTGGTTGATGGTTTAGCGGCAAGTGCAGCATCGATTATAGCACAGGGCGGTACAAAAGGACATAGGAAGGTGTGCAATGGCTCATTAACAATGATTCATGGTGCATCTTCTTTTATGTTTGGGCATTACAATGCTAATGAATTAAAGGATAACATAGCAAAACTAAATGCTATTGATAAATCAATTGTTGATATATATGCAAGCTGTACAGGGTTAGGTTCTGAAAAGCTAAAAAATATGATGACAAAAACCACATGGATGTCAGCGCAAGATGCTGTCGATAATGGATTTGCTGATGAGATTGCAGACACGGGACAGCCTGTGACAATGAGCATTAATAAAAATAGAGACATTATGATTGTTAATGGAATCCCCATGTCAGTAAAAGGATTTATGAATATTCCAGATTATATACAGGTATATGAGGAGGTAATTGCCATAAGGCAGCCAGATGGTATAAAAGACACACAAATAGGAGGAGAAAAACATATGACTTTGGAGGAATTGATGAAACAGGAACCAAGGCTTGTAGACCAAATTCGGAAGGATGCTATGCAATCGACACAAACAGATGTACAGCAAGCAGTGAATAACGAGCTGAACCGTTTGAAATCAATTGATGAGATTGCTGGAAAAATTGCTGATAAATCTCTAGTAGAAAAAGCAAAGTATGGTGAGGTGAAAATGTCCGCAGCAGACCTTGCACTGGAAGTGTTGAAGTCTCAGAATGATTTTGGACAGACATTTTTGAACAATATGGAGTCGGATATCAAAGGTTCTGGTGCAGAAAAAATTATACCAGCACCAAACAGTAATCTTTCTGCAGAGGAGCAGACCAGAAAAGATATTATGGACGGTGCTGCTTTAATAGCTGGGATTGTGCCAGAAGGTAAGTAGAGGAGGGAAGTACAATGAATGGAAGGGAAGTAATTGGAAGCTGTGTACCAGAGATGCTTGTTGCGGATGCGGATTTTCCAATGAGTGTGGTTTCTGTAACCATAGCTGCTACAGCGGATGGTGAGATATCGCTTAAAAGAGGATCTGTACTGGCGGCAGATGACACTGATGGAACATGCAGTCTTTTAAGTGGTTCAGAAGGAACAACAGCAGCATATATTCTTGCAGAACCTGTAATGACATCCATCACAGAAGATGTTATCGGAGTGGCATATGAGACAGGTAAATTTATTACACAGAGCCTTATTGTAGCAGATGGATATCAATTATCTGTCAAAGACCGTAACGATTTGCGGAATGCAGGAATATTGATGGAAGGTGCATTGATGTAAAGGAGGAAAAATAACATATGGCAATTGATATTTACCAGACACAGACTATGATTGCTGCAATGCAGCTCATGCCAAAGCGTCCAACTTTTTTGCGTGACAGGTATTTTGAAACTTCAAATGAGGATATGTTCGTCACAGAGGATGTATTAGTTGAGTACAAGGATGAGAAATCAAGAAAAATGGCACCGTTTGTAATGCCCAAAAAAGGAGGTATTGCAGTTCCAAGAGATGGGTATAGAACAGAACGGCTTACACCACCATATATTGCACCAGAGCGGAATCTAACGATAGATGACCTGAAAAAGAAGCAGTTTGGTGAGACGTTATTTTCACAGCAGTCGCCTGCAGCGAGGGAAGGACAGATTCTGAAAAATGATTTGATAGACTTGAACGGAATGATTGATACAAGCGAGGAATGCATGTCGTCACAGACACTCTTTAATAATGGATATTCTTTCCGACAGTATGCGGATAAATATGGTTCAAGCGAATATGAGGAATATGAGATTCATTTTTATGATGGTGAGCAGAACACGGCAGTATATGTACCAGCAGCACCTTGGAGTAGGAAAAATGATGTAATTATTAGTGATTTGCATGTCATAGCAAAACTGTTAAAAAATCGCGGGCTAAGAGCATCAGATGTAATTTTTGGAGATGATGTTGCGGATGTGCTTATCAACAATGAATACATTCAGAAGTTGCTTGATAACAGGCGACTGAACCTTGCAGATATCAATCCGCAGCAACTTCCTGACGGAGCTACTTCATACGGAAAAATTAATTGTATGGGAATTATGCTTGAATTGATCTGTTATTCTGAGGAATATGTGGATATTGATGATGGAAAAACAAAACCTTTTGTTCCGCAAGGGAAAATTACTGTGACAGCACCTAAGATGGGAAGATGCATGTATGGGGCAATCACCCAGATGGAGGAATCAGACAAACAGTATCATACATATGTAAACAAAAGAGTACCACATATTACGTACAATACACATGACAGCGTGCGGACTCTGGCACAGAAAGCAAGACCGATGATGGTTCCTAAATATAAAGATTCAGCAATCAGCGCTACAGTGCTTTACTAAAGAGTATTGTATCAGAAAGGAATGAGTGTATGTTAATTAGAATTTTAGCAGGTGCATATGGGCATAGACCAGATCCAGAAAAAAGTTATATTGACAAAAAAGATAAAAACAGTGAACCGTTTGAAGTAAGCGATGAAGAAGCTGCGAGGCTGATACAACTTGGAATTGCCGAATCGATTTCTACCAATGTTGAACTGCAATCAGACATAAGTGTATTCTCTGCAAAATCTATTACGCAGAATGATCTTGAACAGTTGTCGATTCAAAAATTGAGAATAATGGCAAAAGATTTGGGACTTCCCGCGAATGGAAGTAAGGCTGTACTAGCAGACAAGATTAGAACTGCAAGTATAAAGCTTCAGGAAGGGCAAGAAAAAAATGGTGAAAGTTTGCCTGATGAAAACGATGATACAGATGTGATATCAGATAATGAGATACCACCATTTCTGCAGGCAGCAGAACCAGAGGTATAATGATGTCAGCATTTCAAGATATGGTTAGACGAGATATGGGAATATTTTTTAATCCAGATGAGTTTGGAGAAGAGCATGATATTGACGGAAGGATGGTTGTGTGCGTTATAGATGACCAGACAAATCGAGATAGAAAGGGTGGAACAGAATTTGCTGTTGCACAAATAACTATATTTTTATTTGCAAGAAGTGAGGATTTGCCGTCACGTAGGGAACCAGGGGAAGAGCTTCGACTAGATGGGGTTCCATATACTATTGAGACATGGGATGAAGATATGGGAGTATCTTCTGTGTCATTGTTTATCAATATCAATGCGTAAGGAGGAAGCATGGCAATAACGGATTCGATGATAAAAATTGCTGACTGGTTGAATGGAACAGTGTGTCCAAAATATAAATTCAAGGTTCCGCCAGAGGGTAAGATACAAGACGGTGACAGAAGACAGATTTTGGCACCAATGGATGACAAATACCAGTATCAGGAAGTAAATCCATATGCATTTGTATTGTTTCTGCCTACAAAGGATAAAATACCACCACCGAAGCGCCCCAATATGCCATCTGTGTGTGTACAGCTTGTAAGTGGTTTTGACGACCTATTGAAGAGCAGCAGGGAAATGACAATTAATCTTGCCTGTTCTTGTTGGAATCCAGGTATTCATATTCAAGACATTTATTTTCCGAAAGGCAGACGACCAAAAGAAATGCCGCATTTTGAACCAGCATATACAGGGTGGATGGATGCGTGGAATTTTGTAGACGGAATCTTGATTAAATTAGAAGCAATTAACAATATTGAGCATATACAGATTGTAAAAGATACTCCAATTACATTTGGCTGTTACAAGGAGCAGGATAATATACCAGATTTCTATCCATATTGGTTTGCATGGGTGCAGTTTAAAGTCCGTTCAGGATTTTATAGAAACAATGAAATAGAAAAATATTTATAGGGGGACATGAAGTCATGGCGAATGAATATTTATATGGTGCATATGGCAAGCTGGGGCAGACTATAGCACGCAATGCTGTACAAGCAGGCACTGTTCCTGTCTATGTTGGAACAGCGCCTGTAAATTTGATTAAGAATTATAAAAAGCTTGGCATTATTAATACACCAGTAAAGTTGAGTAATCTTCCTAATGCACAGCAAACAATAGGTTATTCTGACATGTGGAAACAATTTACACTCTGCGAAGCAATATCAGCTCATTTTAATAATGCATTGGGAAATATAGGACCTATTTATGTAATTAATGTGTTAGATCCTGATATTAACAGAAAGACACAAGAAAATGCCCAAAATATTAATTTAATGTTTGCTAATGGTCAGGCGACAATTAAGAGCGATACAATCATTCTTGATACACTTGCCCTAGAAGGGTTTGTTGAAGGGATCGATTATATTGTCGATTATAATTTTGCAAAAGGGACAGCAATCATAAAATCAATTGGAACAAAGAAGATTGATGGCACAGTAGCGGCGAGCTATTTGGAGGTTGATTTTGATGGAATTGATGCAGATACTATCGTAGGAGGTGTTACAGCAAGTGGAGAATATTCAGGATTTGGGGCACTGCAATTGCTGTATCAAGAGTATTATCAGGTATGCAATCTTCTGATGGCGCCTGGATGGAGCCATATACCTCAAGTGTACAATGCAATGCTTACAGCAGCAGAACAGATCAATGGACATTGGGATGCATTTGTACTGGCGGATATTCCACTGGAAAGAGAGGAAAATGAGGGAACAGTAGCCATTCAGACAATTGATGAGGCAAAGGATTGGAAGAAACAAAACGGATATAACAGTGAGCGTAGCAAAGTGTTCTGGCCGATGGGAAAAGATAATGGCGGAAAGATATACCATCTTTCTACGCTGGCAGCAGTAGAGCTGATGCGGATTGACTATACCCATGCATCTATTCCGTTTGAGACATGTGGAAATAAGCAGATACCAGTTGTCAAACAGTATTTTGGAGAATCTTCAAAAAACAGAGGATTTGACCAAATTACAAGCAAAGAGCTTACTTCAAATGGCATTAGTACTTGTGTATTCTGGGGCGGAAATTGGGTTCTGTGGGGAGATCATACAGCGGCATATACATATGGGGCAGATGTAGATCCAAGAGCAATATTTGATGTTTCCATGCGAATGCTGTTTCATATTACAAATAGTTTTCAACGAGAATGGGGAATAACGATAGATAAACCCTTCACAAAGCAGCTTAGGGACAGGATTATTAACAGAGAGCAGGAGAAACTCGATGCGCTTGTGGCACAGGGTGCACTGATTGGGAATCCTACGGTATTGTTTTTAGAATCTAACAACAGCACCGAGGACATGATGAATGGTGATTTTAGATGGGATATTCCTATTACGCCTACACCGCCGTTAAAAAGTGCAACGGTATATGTTGCCTATACTGATGAAGGTTTTTTGGCGTACTTTGGTGAGGAGGGATAAAGATGCCAGTAGTGACAGATATCAGGGGACCTGTAAATGGTACAACAGCGTATATAGAGGGGGAACTTGTTGCAAGAAATACAACAATTACACTGCCAGAGATAACACATGTGACAGCAACAGTACAGACTGCGTTGGGAGAACATGAAGTACCATTGTTTGGGCTTGTGGAGTCTATGGAAGCGACTATTAAAAAGATTGGAGCGGACTTAGGCCTTGCGAAAGCCTTGGGCATGGAGACAAAAACATTTGAATTTAGATGGGTTCAGCAAGTAACACCGATTAATGAACCGGATCGTATTGAAGGCTGCAAGGCTTTTATCCGTGGGATTCCAAAAGTAGTTGTGCCATCAATAGAGATTAGCCCAGGCGAATCTGTTGAGGTAGACATTCCATTATCGGTAACACGATATCAGCTTTTTGTAAATGGAAATGAGCTGCTAATGGTTGATAAAATGGCGGGTATTTGTAAGATTAATGGCGTGGATTATGCAGCTAGCTTAAATAGTCTGCTATAAAGGTATATATTTGGGAGGATTTTCAAAAATGAGACAAAAATTAGAACTTAAAAAGCCTGTTCTGATTAATGGGAGTAGTTTTAAGGAATTAGAATACAATTTTGATGAAATGACTTGTGAAGATTATGCAATGGCGGCTGCCTATGCTGATGCCAAATCATTGGCAGCCTCGCAGCAAGGGAAACCGAATGCGTCAGTTATGGAACAAAATATTAATTTTCTTATGTATCTTGGAATGTTTAGTATTAAGGCGGCAAACAAAGAGCTTATTGACATCTCAGATTTGGAACGCATCAAGGGTTTTGACCTGGTAGAGATTACGAGACTTGGAAGAAATTTTATCATGGGGAGATTGGAGGAACCCTCAGCTCAAAACAGCTCAGAAGGGCAATCCGAAGTTACTCCCGTTTCTACCACACTGGAATAAAAGAAATAGAGAAAATGAGTCTGGTTGGATTCCTAAAAGAGTTCTCTGAAGCGGTGGAGGATATCAAAGAGGAAAATGAAAGACGCAAAAAAAGTATGGAAACTGCAAAAAAGCAGAGTAAAAAAAGAGGGCGAAGATAGTGTATGGGAAGAAACAGAACGCTTGAAGCAATTGTCAGCATTGCAGGTCAGTTGGATCCATCACTTGCCCAGGCGATTGGTGACGCGCAGAAACAGTTTAGCGGATTAAAAGTTGGTATAGCAGCAATTTCGACAGTAACAGTAGCAGCGACAGCGGCTGTTGTGAAATTTGGGGCAGATGCGGTAACAAGTGCGGTAGGTTTTGAGACACAGATGGCAAATGTTGCGACGCTTTTGGATGGTACATCAGAACAGGTATCGGAAAGAGTCAGTGAACTTGGAGATGATGTTCTTGCAGTGTCAAATAATACCGGCGTAGCAACAGATGAGTTGACAGATGGTTTGTATCAGATTATATCTGCTGTTGGTGACAGTGAGGATGCGATTGACCAGATGGAACTTGCAGCAAAAGCAGCCGCAGCCGGAGGAGCAACTACTACGGATGCAATCAATCTTCTGACAGCAGTAACAAAAGGTTATGGAGATACTTCAGCAGATGCGTTCCAGAAAGCTTCTGATTTATCTTTTATGACAGTCAAGCTGGGACAGACATCTTTCCCAGAACTTGCAAGTTCCATGGGGAAAGTAGTTCCACTAGCTTCAGCATTGGGCGTGGAACAGGAGGAACTATATGGTGCGTTTGCAACACTTACAGGGGTAACAGGAAGTACTGCGGAAGTAGCAACTCAAATGAAGGCTGTCATGTCAGGTTTGATGAGTCCGACGGATGGAATGACCAAGGCATTGAACTCATTGGGATATGCAAATGTGAACATGGCATTAGAGTCATTAGGACTGCAAGGAACTTTAGATGCATTAGGTAGTACTGTCAATGGAGATACACAAGCACTTGCCAAAATGTTCTCATCGGTGGAGGCACAAACAGCTATACTTGCATTGTCAGGTTCACAAGCTGGTAATTTCGTGGAGAAGACAGCAGCAATGTATGAGGCGACAGGAGCGACAGAGGCAGCATTTGCAAAACAGACAGATACGCTTGAATATACAATAAAATGCATCAAGAATCTTGGAAAAAACTTTATGACAAGTATTGGGAGGACAATCTTACCAGTTGTAAAGGATATTGCACAAAACCTTCTGCCCGTAGTGCAGACGGGATTAGAGCATATACAACCTATTATTGAGAATCTTTACTCTGCATTGTCACCAGTTATTAATGTAGTAGGTGACTTTATCTTAGGACTTATGCCAAGCTTTGAGGGAAAACTCGATGCTATGTGCGGGATATGGGAAAGAATGCAGCCTGTGTTTGGAGATCTGGCAGAGAAATACATGCCAATATTTCAAAATATTTTAGACAAAGTTGGTGGTCTATTTGACACAATTGCTCCAGTGGTGACACAATTTGTTGAATCTCTTTTACCTGTAATGGCTCAGCTCCTGTCAGCATTAGCTCCGATTATAGGTACAGTTGTAGATTCATTAAGCCCAGCATTTGATATGATAGGAAATTTGGTATCTTCATTGCTTCCCGCTTTGGCGGGATTGATAGGATTTCTTGCGAGTGTATTTGAAACGGTGGCACCATTAATATCAAAGAGAATTGCAGAAGTACTAAATGTAGTAATTATTATAGTAGGAAGCATTATAGATGTTTTTATTGGGTTATGCGATTTTATTGCAGATGTTTTCACTGGAAACTGGGAAATGTTATGGAATGATGCTGTATCAATATTTGCTAATATTATCATGGGGATAGGAAAAATAGCGTTAATGTTTATCAGCCCTGTGGTTGACATTATTAATGCAGTAATAACAGGTATTAATGGAATTGCAATTCCTGATTGGGTTCCTGGAATAGGTGGAAAATCACTTAATATTCCGACAATTCAGCTCCCACAGTTGGCAGCCGGCGGATTTACAGAGGGAGTATCAATTGCCGGTGAAGCAGGAACAGAAGCAGTCATATCCTTTGCTAGTGCATACAGAGATGAAAATATCGGTTATTGGTCAGAAGCTGGCCAGATGCTTGGAGTTGATATGCGAATGCTGGAAGTAGCAATGGCTGTAGCATCTATATTTGATGATAAGCTATTGACATTAGATATACCATTTTATGCCAGTGGGGGATTTACACAGGGTTTATCAATTGCTGGCGAGGCGGGAACAGAAGCAATTATATCTTTTGACAGAGCATATCGAACTGAAAATTTGAGTTATTGGGCAAAAGCAGGTCAGATGCTTGGAGTTGATGATTCGTTATTAAATTTACTTGATTCGGATGTTTCCAGAAGTGAAAATATTACGTTTGACATAACATTTTCTCCACAAATTACAATTAATAGTATAGAATCGCTTGAGTTTGATTTGATGGCAAAACTTAGGGAAGAGGAAGAAAATCTGATGGATATGCTAGAAGACATGCTTGAAAGGAGAGGCGGCGATCAATATAGGGCAAGTTTTGGTTAAAGGATATCAGGAATACGTAACACAAGAGGGAGATGCCTATGATGCACTGGCAATTGATTTTTATGAAGATGAAATGTTGGCTTCACATATAATACAGGCAAATCCACAGTATATGGAAACATTGATTTTTGAGGCAGGTATAAAATTGTGGATTCCTGTTCTGGAAAATATGGAACGACCTGCAACATTGCCACCGTGGAGGCGATAATAATGCAGTTATTTTATGAGGGAATAGATATTTACAGTAAAATATCTCTGAATACATGTATATATGATTCCTATGGAGAACAACAATCGGATACTTTACGTGTTGTGTTTAATGATGGAAATGATTTATGGGATAGCTGGAAACCGCTTAAAGGAGACAAGATAGCTGTTACATTAGGAGCTTGTGATACTGGGGAAATGTATATAACAAGTGTAAGACCTGAAAATGGCAAAATATGTTTACGAGCAAGTTCTGTACCTCAGAATCATAATAATAAGTGTAATAAATCATGGCAAAATATCCGCTTTAAGCAACTTTGCGAGGAGATTTCGGCTAGACACACGCTTGTATGTGATTTTTATGGTGTTGAAGACCAGGTATATGAGTATGTAAATCAACAGGATAAAGAAGATTTCATATTTTTGTCAGAGCGTTGTGTACTGGAAGGATGTTCTTTTCTGGTATATAACAAAAAAATGATTGTATATAGTGAATTGTCTATTGAATCGACAGAAGCAGATATAACGTTAGAAATTAAAAATGACATGCATTTTGAGTATAAAGACGAATCAAATGATGTTTATAGCACATGTATTGTAAAAAATGGGAAATTCACAGGGAAATATAGTGTGTCTGGTGTGCCAGAAAAAGTATTGACCAAAGTAATTAATGTGAATATGTCAGGTCAGGCAGAGGCGGATAGGTATGCACGAAATTTACTGCGTTGTGAAAATAAAAAGATGTCCTCAGGAATAATTGATTATGATTATTTTTTGGGTGGATATGCAGCGGGGAGTGTTATTAATTTGGACACGCCAGGAGTAAATAGTTGGAATGTACCAGTATTTTTGACACATGTGCGACACGATATGGTAAAGGCACGAACCAAACTTTTTTTCCGAAAAATACTGGAGGGATATTAATGAGTGTGGTACAGAAAGGCATTATTCTTACATTGGAAGGCGAAATTGACAAGAATGGCAATCCTACAAAAGCAAAGGTACAATCTGTGTCAGCAGAAGGAACATCAACACTACCAATTACGATTCCGTGGTATCTCAGGGGAGAGATGGGAAAGCTCGAAAAGGGTACAGAAATTGCATTTGTAGTGTTTGATGACACTACTGGAATAATTGTATCTAGGATAGATGGAAATTGGGATGGAACAATTGAGAATAACATTACAATAAAAGGTAATTTGACTGTCAGAAAAGATTTAGAACTTGGAGGCAGTATCTTATGATGCGGAGGTGTTTGTGATGGCAATGGCTTATTGGAATGGTATGGTGTGGGAATGTAGCCCAAGCGTTATTACGTACCCAGAATCATTGTCAACATCATATTCAATGAAGACAGACACAAATGCAGACAAGGAAGGAAATGCGCCAACAGAACAGGTGGCATTGTCAGAAGAGGAAATATCCTTATCGACAACTTATCGCATCGAGACTGGAACAAACAACATCAGAGAGGTTATTGGGCAATGGAAAGCAATGATAGGTTTGTCTGCTCCATTAATTATAGGAAGCGAATTATTTGGACCTGATAATGTTCAACTGCAAAGTGTGTCTGTGGGAAATATTTCAATGCGTCCAGATGGTATGTTTACAGCAGCAACACTTTCGTTTAAATTTAAAGAATTTAAACAAATTGTGCGGGAAACTAAAAGCAAGAAAGGTACAAAATCCAAAAACAGTACAGATATTGTTAGTGCTGTTTCTATCAAAGCAAGTAAAGCTGATAAAACTGTAAGAAAAAGACCAAGAGGATATATTAAGCGTGAATCATAAAGGAGACATGAACTATGCGAGCAAACGGAAATGGAATGCCTATGCAGTGTGTGGCAAATTTAGTGCGTATTGTCAGAGGGGAATGCATATATGATAGGATTAAAGGCATTGATTCAACTCTGATTGATAAGCCAGAACCGATTGCAAGACCATTGCTAATAACTGATGTGAGGTGGCTTATAAAAACTTATGAGCCAAGAGTCGATGCGAATGAAGTAGATTTGGAAGATTTGCTTGCGCTACAAGGAAACTTTCGCATTAATATAAATGCAATTGTGAAAGGGTAAAGAAGCATGCCTGAGTTAACATTTATAGAAACAAATTCAGAGAGAATTTATAATACAGTCATAACTTCGCTGGAGAAATCGGTAGGTGAACCTTTATACCCAGGAGATGAAAGGCGTATATTTGGAGATGCATTGGTGGCTGTTGTACTGGCGATTTATAGCAAGACCAATGATGCATGTAAACAAAAGATGTTAAAATATGCACGTGGCAAAGTATTGGATGCATTGGGAGAAAGATATGCGTGTCACCGCATTCCGTCGGCAACGGCGAAAACGGTACTTCGTTTTTCGCTTGATTCTGCGATTACTACAAATATTATTATTCCTGAAGGAACGAGAGCAACTCCTGACAATGAAGTGTACTTTCGGACGACAGAGTTAGCAATATTGCAGGCTGGCGCAATATTCGTGGACATTCCAGCAGAATGTACGGTTGCGGGCGAGGCATATAATGGGTATCTGATAGGAGATATCAATAGGCTTGTTGACTTAATACCCTTTATCGATTCGGTAAAAAATATTATAGCCACACATAATGGTAATGATGGAGAACCATATCCAGAAGAAGATGGTGGAATTGGTGATGAACACTATCGTGAAAGAATTAGACTTGCCCCTACAGCTTTGTCTGTGGCAGGTCCAAAAGACGCTTATGAGTATCATGCAAAATCTGCTGACGCTTCTATTGCTGATGTAGCAATAATATCGAGTGTTCAGAGAATAAATAAGATAGTAAATGTTAGCGAAGGTTATGCTTGCCTTGGTGGAAAAGGTTACGATCCTGCATCAGTGATTGTTGAAGGTGCAGAGTGGGGAACTGACTTTAATGTAGTATATGAAGATGAAATATTAAAAATAAGAATATCCTCAGATGGGGTGTTAAAACAGAACGGGCAGCTTAATGTGTCTGTTAAGCGAGATATGGCAGGCGTCGTTTTGATAGTTCCAATTTTATATGGTGGAAAGATACCAGGAGATGACATTATCCAGAAAGTTTATAATGCCTGCAATGCAGATGATGCGCGCCCAATGACAGATTTAGTGATTGTGCAACCACCGACTGCGATACAGTATGATATTGATATAAAATATTATACTACTGTAGATGAAGAGGATAATTGTATTGAGGCAATTGAAGGAAAAGACGGAGCGATTGAAAGATATAAAGAGTGGCAGGGGACAAAAATGGGAAGATCTATAAATCCAGATAAACTTCGTTCTTTTTGCCTTTCACCAAAAAGTGGGATTGGATGTACAAGAATTGAAGTTATCTCACCAGTATATAAAGAGCTAAACAATACACAGATAGCTTCATTTCGCACACTAACAGTATCACATGTAGTAGAGAAGGATTGATAATATGGATTTGTCAATGATGGATTTTGTTAAGATGTTACCATTTTTTATGCAGACAGATGCTGCTGATATTGGATTGGCCGGAGCGGTGGATACAATAATAGAGGAAGTTTATTCCAAAATCATTTTGTTCACAACATGGGATAAAATAGATGTTTTATCTTCCGATGAATTAGACGAGCTGGCTGAAGAATTACATATTAGTTGGTATGACAAAACATCTGCAATTGATATACGGAGAAGCATCATAAAAGAATCCGACCTTGTACATGCAAAATTAGGTACAAATTGGGCTGCAAAGCAGGTGATTAATAAATATTTTGGAGAAGGTGAGATTGTAGACTGGTATACCTATGGTGGAGAACCAGGACATTTCAAAATTCAAACTTTAAATCAGAGTATTTTAAAGGAAAAGTATGAACAATTTATGTGCATATTAGATAAAGTAAAAAGAAAAAGTGCACAGATGGATTCGATTGAGCTGATAATGGATGGCTTAATAGAAATAAAAACGTATTTGGCAACCACAAACAGTGAGTTAATGACTACATATGTAAGGAGGTGAAAAAGGTGGCTTTTCAGGACTATTTGACTGTGGAAGGAGAAAGGATGCTTGCAAAAGCAGCCGCGGGAAATGAGATTAGATTTACGAGGCTGGTGATGGGGTCTGGTGAGATTGCTAATGGTCTTTCTGAAAAAAATATAAAACAGGTGATAGCTCCTGAACATACAATTGATATTGGTGGAGTATTGTTAAACGGAAATGATTCTGTACTTGTGATTGCAGTATTCACGAATGCAGATATTTCTGAGGGATTTTATTTCAGGGAAAAAGCTATTTTTATTTCGGATGGAATAGAAGAGGTTTTGGCTATTTATGGAAATTCCAGAGAACAGGCGGAATACATTGACACAGCATCATTTACTGTTATCGAGAAAAGGATACGATCAGTTATAAAACTTACGCAGGCAGAACTTAGTAATATTGTATTGTCAAGTGCTATTTGCGCAGTAGCTCCGATGATCACAGGTAGTAAGATAGATGATTTCATTGGTACAACAAATGTGAATATTATAGAAGTTGGGCAAGTACTGATAGCCAACAAAGAGGTATACACTTATATTGGTGATGACCCTCATAATATAGATTGTTATTATAGTAGTGGTGGAAGGAAATATGAAATAGATTTAGATGTTATCAAAAAGGCTTTCGAGAAAGTTTTCAGTTTCCAAGGACAGATTGAAGTAGAAGGATTCAATGTGGCTATACCATTTTATAATATATTTACTTCTCTGAACGGAAGTTTTAATGATTACTGCACAGTCAAAATGGCTGAATATGATAATGCATTTAGGATTGCAGAAGGATTTTACATAAAGTTTAATTTTGCACTTGGCAGTGCGCAAGATTATTCGAGTGGGACAGTTGCATATACTCAGAACAAAGCTGACATTGAACCAGCATTTAATTATGTATTTAATAGGAAGCTTGTAGAATTATTTACCCCATTATCGTCTGCTGAAATACGGCAGGCAATAGATACACAATGGATAGGAGAGGCATCTACGAATCCATTTGCACTGACCCCAGAGGAAATACAAAAAGCAATAGTCACACAATGGACAGAAGAGACATCTGTAAATCCATTTGCAATCACATCATCACAAATATCGAACATAGTAAACAAAGAATGATTAAGGAGGAACGAATATGAACGAGGAATTAATGAAATTTTTGGATGCAGCAGGATTAACACAATTATGGAATGAGATAACAGCCGCATTTGTAAAGAAGGCAGTGGGAATGGGATTGTCTGCAAATGATTTTACAGACGACTTGAAAGCCAAGTTAAATGCAATTAATGTCAAAGACATTAAAGTGAATGGGGAGAAGGTTCAGGCGGATAATGAAGGTGCAGTATCTCTTACAATTCCAGAAGGTGCACTTGCAGCAAAGGACAAGGTGGCAGTGGATGATCTTGCAGATGCGTTGCTTGCTGTGCTGAGTGGAAAGGCAGACAGCGCGACCAGTCTTGCAGGTTATGGGATTGCAGATGCATATACTAGAGAGCAGACAGACAATGCCATTAAAACAGCCATTGCAAGAGTATACAAGATACAGGGAAGCATTGCTTTTGAAAATCTACCTGTTGAGGGAATGGCAGCAGGTGATGTCTATAACATTACACAGGATTTTACGACAGACAACCGATTTGTTGAAGGTACAGGACACAAGTATCCTGCTGGTACAAATGTATGCTGGACGGATACTGGATGGGATGCAATGGCAGGTGTGTATGATTTTAGCAGTTTTGTGAAAAAGGAAGCCTTGATGGCTATAACGCCTGAAGAGATTGCGGCAATCTGCATTTGAAATGCAGATGCCGTGATGGCATTGCGATGAGGAGGTGAACCGCAATTGGAAGAAAAAATAAAGTTTTTTGATTCTAAAAGCCTGAATGCCCTATGGGATAAGATAAAAGAAAAGTTTATTCCAGCAGGGAATGCTGGAATAGGCACTGTGGAAAAAGAAGGGTTTGCAAAACTGTATACAGGGACCGGAGTAAATACAGATGGTGCAATGACACAAAAGGCGGTAACAGAAGCATTCAATAGCCTTGAAAATACAGCCAGTACAGCATTCAACACAGTTTTCACGAAGCTATAAGGAGGTAACAGCATGTTAAATGAAATCTGGGTGACAGTGTTTACCCTTATAAAGTCCATTGTAGGAGATGTGGACGTAAAAAATAAAGGCACCCTACAAAAACAAATCGATGATTGTTTTACATCTGCCAGTAACGGAAAAGCAGCGATAGCATCCGCCATTACTGGCAAGGGTGTCAGCACCGCATCGGATGCAACGTTTGCAACAATGGCAACAAATATAGGAAATATAAAGACAAGCCCAATGTTGCAGGCGAAGAATGCAGCCCTAAGTACAACGGCACAAACAATAAAACCAGATACGGGATATGATGGACTGTCGCAGGTGTCGGTTCCGGCTGTGTCTGGAAACGCAGGGACAGGAGATGTGCTGGCAAACAAAACTTTTAGCAGCGGTTCTGCTGGAATCAGTAAGACGGGCACAATGCCAAATAAAGGGGCGTGGACAGGAGCGACAACAGGAAGTGGCAACGTGGCAATTCCAGCAGGCTATCATAATGGAAGCGGCTATGTATCTGGTGCAGGGGCTTACAATGCTGGAATAAGCGCTGCTGACGCCCGAGTAAATACAAACAGTGCTAACTATAAAGGCGGCTACAATGCAGGAGTAAGTGCTGCTGATGGGCGAGTAAACGCAGACAGTGCTAATTATAAAGGTGGGTATAATGCAGGAGTAAGTGCCACCAAAAAGGGAACCGCAGGTGCAGGAGATGTGCTGTCTGGAAAAACTTTTACGAATGGTAGTAGTGTAGGCGCAAGTGGAACAATGCCCAATAAAGGAGCGTGGACAGGAGCGACAACAGGAAGTGGCAACGTGGCAATTCCAGCGGGTTATCACAATGGCAGTGGCTATGTGTCTGGCACTGGGGCCTATAATGCAGGAGTAAGTGCCACCAAAAAAGGAACAGCAGGAACAGGAGATGTGTTAGCTGGAAAGACCTTTACGAATAGTAGTAGTGTAGAAGTTAGTGGAACTATGGCAAACAAAGGAAGTACAACACAAGATGCTACAGCCACACAAGATGATACCTATACATATTTGGCGGTACCAGTAGCAGGATACTATAATACGGCTAGTAAACTTAGGACGAAAAATAGTAATTTAGGACACACAGTAAATAATTGCTTTCGAGTTACACCAGGTACATCTGTACTGGTGCGTGCAGCCGCTACGCTATGGGGAACCGCCGTTAATTTCAGTGGCGGTAGTGTCTATTATTTAGATGGTATTACAGAAATAACAGCTAGCAAAATTGCAGGTGCAACAGCAAAATTACAAATAATTCCCTACAACATAGATAATAATACAGCAGATATAAGTAATTCTAAAAATATAAATACAGGAAACAGCTTAAAAGAGAATTTTACAGGCTATTATGTAATTACACCATATGTAAATGCAAGTAATACCACAACTGTAAGTAATTCTTCTAAATCTGCTACTTTAAAAGTAGATTTTTCATAAAAATAAATCACGCTGTAATTTTTGCATAGTAGTATCCCTTATGACCAGATGGACAAGATATATTTATTGTTCCCGCGGTTGCTTTTACTAGCAATGTCCTACTCCTAACTTTAGGTGTAGTGTCTGCCATTTCTGCATAATAGTCATATACAATTTCGCACCCTGCAAAGGAATTATCATTTAATCCGTTTGAAGTGGACTGAATGGACAGCAAATAATATGCTCCAATAACTGCAGGAAAACTTGTTACTCTCGACGCCGAATTTGTGACAGAACTAACTATCTTGTCAGTCCCTAAATTACTATTTATTGCCCTAAACGACCGCATATGAGCATCAAAAGAGAAATTTGGTGTTGATATGCGTTTATTTATGCGCAAAAAAGGAAGAAAGGAGAAAAAGGAATGGATAATCCAGTAACACACAGAGAATTAGAGCAATTTAAGGAGCTGATGGAGTCGGAAAATGACCGACTCAAGGAAGAAAATGACCGACAGAATCACCGTATCTATAATTTGGAAGAAAGTATTAAGGAGATTTCCAACTTAACAGCAGCTACACAAAAGCTGGCTGATAATATGGAAAACATGCTGAAAGTTCAAGAGCAGCAAAGCAATCGTCTGGCACAAATTGAAAACAGGGACGGCGAGAAGTGGCGTAAGGCAATGGCATATATTGGTACTGCCATACTTGGTGCTGCTCTTGCTATCGTTTTTGCAAAAATTGGATTATAGGAGGCAGGCAAGGTGAAAAAACAGAAAAGAACGATGGATATTATCCTAATATTTATTGCTATATTTCTACTTGCCTTTATTGTTATAATGCTGGTTTTATATTACATCACCGGTGCAATTCCAGATACTTTATGCACTTGTGTGTTTACAGTGTGTGGAGGGGAATGCGGCATTATGGGGTGGATTAAGACAACAAAAGAACGACAGAGAGAACGACAGTATGAACTAGAAGATAGGAAGTATCAAGAAGGCATGGAAAAACAGAATGATAATAGTCTTCAAAAAAACATGTCAGAATAGGAGGAAGTTGTGGATTTTTTCATTAATAACTGGTATGTGATGGTTGCAGTTACCGCTATTTTGGCAGGAGCTGGATATAGTGTGTATATCTTTATTAAAAAGCCAAGCACTGAACAACTGAAATCTTTAAAGGAATGGATGCTATGGGCTGTAACAAAGGCTGAGAAAGAATTAGGTTCTGGTACTGGCAAACTGAAACTAAGGTATGTTTATGATATGTTTATCACAAAGTTTCCTTGGCTTAGAAATGCAGTTAGCTTTGAAATGGTAAGCATGATGGTTGACGATGCTCTTGAAGAAATGAGGACAATGTTGGAGAGTAATAAGGCTGTCAAGGATTTTGTAAATGGTTTTTCTGAAGAATAGGGGAATAAAAAGGAAAGACAATTCGAGAGTAGATTTGAAATTATCATAATGAAACATAGTTCAGGGTGGCAAATTGCCACCCTATTTTTTTGAACAGGATTAGACAGATATAAGAAAGTGAGGAAAAAAGAAATGAGATTTACCAATAGCCCGCTGGTAGTTTATAGAAAAATAAGTCCCAATAAGACATCTTCAAGGAATCATAAAATTGACACTATTACAATTCACTGTATGGCAGGGAATCTATCTATTGAAGCATGTGGAAATGTATTTGCTTCGTCTTCCAGAAAAGCATCTTCTAATTATGGGATAGGAACAGATGGACGAATTGCATTGTATGTTGAGGAAAAAGACAGGTCATGGGCATCGTCGAATGCGAAAAATGACCATAGAGCAGTTACAATTGAAGTTGCAAATGATGGTGGAGCCCCCGATTGGCATGTATCTGATAGGGCTATAACAAGCTTGATTGAACTTGTAACAGATATTTGTAAGAGAAATTCTATTAAAAAGTTAGTATGGAGCACAAATAAAACAGATAGAATAAACCATTTGCATGGTTGCAATATGACTGTACATAGAGATTTTGCAGCGAAAGCTTGTCCAGGTAACTATCTATATAATCTGCATAGTTATATTGCAGAACAAGTGAATGAACGACTTGGTGTGAAAACAGCTCCAACAAATGCAGCGATAACACCAGAAAGTAACCCATATAAAGAACCAACAACTAATATAAGGAGAGGAACAAGAGGAGAAGGTGCAAAATGGGTACAGTGGTGCTTGTGGCGTTTTGGCTTATTGGATAAAGCTGGGATTGATGGTGTAATTGGTTCCGAATCTGAATTTGCGATACTGACCGCACAAAAAAGGCTGGGTTTACAAGTTGACGGAATCGTTGGAGAAATTACTCGAAAAACATTTAAAAGTGTTTTTAACAAATAAACCTGAATTATTCATGGTTATAAGAATCTCTGAACAAACGAAGAACCTAAAATTTATCCGTTTGTTCGTTAGATTTTAGGTCCTTTATATCACACTTAAAAAGTCACATAATAAAACAAATATATTTTACTATAAATGAGCAAATTTGAAATCTTGCACAAATTTGTCTGTTATAAAACGACAAATTTAAGATTTTGTCGTTGTTTTGTCCGCGAGTGAAATACAGGTAGTGTAAAAAAGTTTGTGTCTATGGGAAAAAATACCTCTTTTTTGGTAAGAATTAGTATATGACAATTCT